TTATTTAATAATTCCAGCCATACAGTTACTTGTGCTTGTACTTGCATAGGATTGTTGATTTGAATTTTTTTAGACAAGAATACTTGACTGTCTTTACATATTAAGTTTAATTGGTTGTCAGCTACTATTAAATTTACTTCTTTAGCCCCTGTCTTAGCCAAAGATGCAAGAGCATTACTAAAAGCCATAGAATTAAGTTTAATTTTCAATGTAGGCTGTACTGGACTCGGAATATTTGCTTTTTCTAATAATTCTAGTTGGTTTTCTAACTGGATTAACTGGTCAACGTAACTTTTTATTTTAAATTCTGTAATTAGTCTTAGTGTGGCATTTATCTGGTTTTTCAAAACATTAATTTGATACATAATCTTTGTCTCCCTTGTTTCCTGTGTATGTAATTACTATAGTCTATTCTACTATTTATTGTCAAGTAGTTTATGTACTGAACTTTTAAAAGATTTTCTTGTGTAGTCAAGTTTACGGTTGGGCGTTGAGCGATCGCTGTCCAGTTGCACCCCAATAATCCCCAATCTCTTGTAAATCAAGGGTTTTCAGAATTTAAAAAATATCTTCTAAAACCTATTGATAGAATATAGCCTATCAAGTAATATGGTAATATAGTTACACACACAAAACCAGGAAAAAGTATGAAGTATAGATGGAGAGACGGTAAAGCCCAAGCAGTTGCTTACGTACCCGCGTTAGGCAAATGTGTAGTTGTTAAAGAAGCTAACAGCATTCATGACTTATATGGCTATGGCGGCGATGAAGACGGTGATGAAGATGACGACACAGATGAAGATGACGACACAGATGAAGATTAAACCATAAAGCAATCAAAACCCTCTTGATAGTCAAGAGGGTTTTTTAACATTAATTTTTAATTTCCGCAACCGTTGATAATTTCGCTTTAAGCGGGCTGTAAACTCAGCGGTATTATGATTCTTCCATTCTGGATTTATAAGGTCAATAATCCAATTTTTGGGACTATGACAGACAGTTTTATGACAGTTTCTACAGACTGGGAAAATATTAATCCCATATCTGTCTCCTGACTTCCTGTAACTAGAGTGATGGACTTGTTCAGACTTATTGATCATGCACACACAACAAATCCCATGGGTTCTTATATGTGCGTTGCGGCACTTTTTTTTATGCTTTTTGGCATTACTTCCATATCGAACTTGGTAGTTAGTCATTGTGACAAATAGATAACTACTACCAATGATAATAAAAAACCCGCTTAGATTAAAGTTTAAGCAGGTGTAGTTTATTTAATTTGTCCCTGAGCAATCGTGCCAAAGAACAAAAAGCCATAAAAATTGCCTGTTTAAATTTAATTTAAACAGGCTCAATCATGCCAAATGCTGATTATCTCGTTATTCAATCGTGCCAACCGTTCTTGGGGTTTTTGAACGGTATTCATTGAACTTATTGCCCTGTAAAGGTTTTAGCCAGGGACAAGTAATTGGCACGATTAAAAAGGGATGTCGTCAGGGTCGCCTGACTCCTCGTATGCACCCCAATAGTAGTCATGGAGTTCTTGAACGTTTTTGATATACTCAGAATAGAGAACTGGGAGTGAAATATTTATTTGAGATATTTCCCAGGTAAATTCTATACGCCCACATCTAAAGCTAGAACCTTGGATGATTTCAACTTTAAATACAGGTAGCTTGACGCTACTCAACCGTTTCCAGTAAAATTGGAAGTTCAGTTCACATAAATTAAATAGGTCTGTCATTGCTTTTGTCTCCTGTTTTTTCCTTATGTACTTAATATAGTCTATCTTTTATTTATTGTCAACAGGTTTATGTACTGAACTTTAGTAATTTCTATTTATACTTAAATTACATATTTAAACATAAAAAAACCGCTTAGACAAAACGACTAAGCGGTTAATAATTAAAGATGCTTGGATTGACTTTCTGCTAAAGCAGCCACCCTGACTGCTCTAAGTTGTTGTCCACAGAGCCAACCGTCTTTCAACGGTGACTCTTCTTTGGGGCAGGATGCCCCAGTATTGAACAATTCAATACCTTGGTTAAACAATTTTAAGTGTCTGGCGTGAGCCTTGTGGTTCTCCAGTGCTTGTATTTCCATTACTTGTATTTCCATTACTTAATTACTTTTTCTCCCACTTAATTAAACACCCATAGTATTCAGGGTGACTTTCTAGAAAATCATCTTTGAGAGCGATCGCACTCATCAAATCTTCAGTAATCCAGGGACTACAGAAGATTATCTTGCTGGTTTTATGTTGACCTTTTAATTTAAACCTGTACATTCCTGTTTTTTTGTTTATATATATAGACTATCTTACTATTTATTTATTGTCAACAGGTTTATGTACTGAACTTTAATAATTTCTATTTATACTTAAAGTACATAATTCCTAGGCACGTTGACAAGGTTTAATAGATAGACTATGTTAATAATTACAAATCAAAAGGAAGACAATATGACTTACCATCCAGAAACTCAAGCCCGCTACAACGCTACCGAAAAAGGTAAAGCGCGTAAACGTAAGTGGGCTGCCGGCATGACAGAAGAACAGAAGGAAAAGCAGCGTCAAGCTAAACGTGAATGGGCAGAAAACATGACTGAAGAACAGAAGGAAAAGCAGCGTCAAGCTAATCGTGAGTGGGCTGCTAACATGACAGAGGATCAATTAATAAAGCAGCGTGAGTCTAGGCAAAGATGGTTAGACAATATGACTGAAGAACAGCGCGAGAAGCAACGGGAATATATGCGTGAGTACAGCAGAAAAAGACGATTAAAAAAGCTACAGAACAAGGAAGATACTAAGCAAACGGATTGTTGATTTTTCCGCCCACAAAAGTGCTTCGAGGTGCTGAGTTGCCCAATTCACTAAAAGCACCATCGGCACTGTCTACAATGTCATTGGTGAGGGGTTTCTTACTTCCATCAAATTCATGTATTGCAGCGAGAAACTGGTCGTTCCAAGCACCCCTAAGTAGTTTGACTTTTCCCTGTTTGGCTGCGATCGCCATGGGTAAGGCACGGGTCACTTTATCCCCCAATGGTTTAATTCCTTTAGCATCAAATTGTGCTAATTGACGCTTTAGCGAAACTTCATAACGTTTACCAGCACTACCACCTTCTAATTCCCACCTGATTTTACAATCTGGGCCATCCTGGTAAGCTATTTTGACTACTGATAAGTCGCCTTCTTCTGCTGATACCTGTTCCCAGTGACAGTCAAGGATGTAGTACGTGCCTTGATGTAATTTAATTTTGGTACGTACACTATAAAAACTAGACTTGGTGGCAACATCAGCGGCGGTGGCTGCAAAGTCCCAAAATGCCACAGTTGTACCACCACTGGGAACTGCATTAACAATCTCAAACCACTGACGATTAAAGATGGTCCCTGATTCATATTTAATTTTCCAGTTGCCTTTAAGTAGTCGCTCCATCTCTACAGGGTGCAACGATAATAGATTTTGTAAGTATTGGGGGTTGGTTTCTATTAGTGCTGGGTTGTCATAAACTGTACCTTTAATAAAACTAAAGCTTTTAGGTGGTGCTATTTCCGCTAAGTCAGGAAACTTGTCCATGAGTTCATCTTCAGTATCACCCCAGTGCAATTCTCCATTAATCCGATAGAAATAACGGATAATTCCTGACCGTTCCTCTATGGGGTATCCTGTGTTTTGATCAATGTACCAACTAATCATTTTGGCTACCCATGAATCAGCATCAGGGTTACAAGTTGCATCTATGCGAGGCTTGACCCCACAGGCGGAACGATTACGGGAAAAGAGAAACCAGAATTGACGCTCGGTAAACTTAGTCAGTTCATCAAAACCGATATGGCATATCTGCGAACCAGGGTACTTGTCTTCTACATCTTTCTCATACTGAGCATGACCAAAACTAATCGCGCTACCATTGGGAAATGTCCAGTCAAGCTGGTACTCACGGGCTATTGAGTTTTTAATCTGTTTATATAAACTCCTAGACTCATCCCATAAACCACCTTCATTAGTTATTTCCGGTCTAGTTCTTCTGAAGATTACTGAACCATAACCAGGCACGTTTAAATATTTAGCCGCTTTTAGTAACATAGCATAACTTTTTCCACTGCCGGCTGCACCCCCATATATGCAGACATCAGCGTAGTTGTCATAAAATAGTTCTTGCGCTCCGGGCTGAGGGTCTGGCAGATCAATCTGAACTATTTGGTTTCTGGATGACCTGGTTTTAGTGGACTCCCTGACTTTAATGATGTTTTTAGGATTAAGTTTGTTCATGATTTTTATATGCACAAAAAAACCCACTGTTAATAGTGGGTTAAATGGGTTAAAGGATGAGAAAGCTAAATCTATTATGTATTATGGCATCATTATTTGCCATAAAAGTTCATTTCTTGCTTCTATATATTCAACAGCAGAGAGGTATTTCTCTTCTGTTGAAAACATCTTTTGATTAATCTCAAATGCAGATAACAAAGTGTTCATCTGCTTGTCTGATAAATTCCATTTGACTTTAAAGTCAGCGTCTAACTGACTTAATTGTATTTTCTTTTTATACTTAGCTAATTTTTCATTAGCTAAGTTATTGACTTCTTTTTGTGTAATAGTCCGACCATCATACTGACAATTAACTGCATTTGCATTTATCTCTTGCTGCCATAATTCAGCTTCTACTTCTGAAATAAGTATTTCCCATACTTCTGGGGAATCAATGTTCTCCAGAATAAATCTTTCTTTAGTGGTATTTTCATCTTGGCGACGTTTAATTTCGTCTTTAAACTGTTTCTTCAGTTTCGGCGATTCTAGCTTGTTAGAACCCCATTCCAAATACTCTAAAGGAACATTTTTAATGTCTTGTCCCTTGTGTTTGCCAAATGTTAAAGTATTCATTGCTTTTGTCTCCTGTTTTTTCCTTATGTACTTAATATAGTCTATCTTATTATTTATATATCGTCAATAAATTTTTGTACTGAATTTTCATACAATAAAAAACTACTAAATAAAGAAGATTTACTTAGTAGTTTGTAAAGGTGCATCTTAATATATTATAACATAAATATTCTTGTCAAGCTTGAAAGCGTTGAAAAATAAGGGCTTAAATATTTGGTTACATTATCTTATTAATAGATAATAACTATCTTTTTGGAATTAAATTCTCTTGATATAAATGTTTGCCAGTAAGATACTGTAGTTAAATATTGAGAATTTATTAAAAGTACAGCAAATAACCAGCCAATTAGCTTGACAGGGATAAAAAACTATGTTACACTAAAGGTGTGATGGTTACAAAAACAAAAACGCTGTAACGGTTTGATGTCTGTCAACCGCTACAGCGTTGGGAAATAAGGTTTAAAGATACACATAATTAAACATAATTAAATGGTAACTCATGGTTTATGGAAAATCAAGTAGTAGAAACAATTTTAACGGAACAGGAAGTAGCGGAAATTCGGGAGTTGGCTTATGCGATCGCCAATGACCTGACTGACCGGGTTTTATTCACTCACATGGGTATTCTCAACGCCTTAATGTGGCGGGCTGCTGTTGATTACGGAGTCAATGCCAAGAATATGGATTTGGACAACTGGAAGAATCTGCTGCTTTGCAGTAAGGACCAGAATGTGAATATCATGGTCGCTCACAAATACTTAGAAGATTATTTGACAAGCAACTGGAAAGGTGCGTTTTATAATAAAACCACTTTAAGAACTTACCGTAAACTCCATATCCAGTGGGGTTTGTTCTGGTTTGATATTGATTCCCGTCCCAAGGGCGCGGCTTGGGGTGTGGCTAATGGTGTGGAAGGACAAGGTACGGCTACCCCCCCGCTCTTAGAACGGGTTGATATTCCCAAGATCCTGATTTTCTATCAGGTGTTCGATCAGGTCCGCAGGGACAGGATTAACTGGAAGTTAAGACATTCAGAGAATGTTTCCAGTTTTGAGTGTATGCCAGATCACGGTGGCATGATGATGGTTCAGTTCTATAATGCCTTATTTCATGTTACTGGCGACTTTCGTGGCAATTGTCATGGACATGGTGATGTGATTATTGAAACGCTAAGTGATGATGGTGAGATTGTTGAACCAACCCCAGTTTTTAAAGTCATTATCTGGAAGTGGACCAGACGTAAAGGCTTGTTTAGGATGGTTTGGGAACGTATGCTACTCAAAGCAGGACAAATAGCCCAACAAGCTATATCACTTACGTCTAAGCTAGTCGATAAACCACTAGGAAGTATAGTAGAAGTACCCTACTAATACTTCTACTATTTTCAGTGAAATAAAATATTTTTAATTGTGTCTAGGTAAGTTAATGTGATTTACCTAAGTTTTCAGTTGTGTTCATCAAATAGTTTAGACGCTTCATAAAAACGCTGGACTCTTTTTTGCTGTTTAAAGCCTTCTAATATTTTATTTAAGCGTCTTGTGATTTCGTTAGCAATGTGTTGATTTTCTTTGAAGCTATAATCTTCATAGTTGCAATCAGAGTTAATGGCAATGTTTCGTGTTGCTGATGCTTCTTTGCTGTTATTAAGTATTTTGTATAGCATTGCTGTACGTTTAAGGGTTACATCTGTATTTAAGAAACTTTCTGCTGGTATCTCAGTATTTTTGTTCATATTTCCTCTTTAGATTATAATATAGTCAAGTGCGTGAATTTAGCGGAATCAGTGGAATTATAGCCACTGATTTTTTTGTGTGCTATAATTATGAAAATAGAACCCCTTGTTACTATCAAGTCGGTCCAGTGATCACTTCAACATCACTGGATTTTTTTATGTGCTACAATCGTAATGAGCATACCTGGTTACGTGAATCTAGCGATCGCCTCAATGTCGCTAGATTTTTTCTTGTCAATATACGTTTTTTGGGAGTAAAGATTGAATAGGGAGATTTAAAGCATTGGCAATTGATTCAATCTCACTAAATGCTATGGTCTGTCTTCTGCCGTCCCGTTCTTTGAACAAGTCTTCTATGGCAATTATTACGTTGACGGATTTATCAATTTTTGCTGCTAGTTGTTTCCTAGACATTCCTGCTTTCTCACGAGCTATATAAATTAAGATTCCTATTTTCCCTTCTGTGGACAAGGTTTCAAAGCTATTTGGTTCTACAATCATGACTGATATATTATTATTTACACCACTAATAATATATCAAAGAAAACCGCTGATTCCCGCTTTTTTCGCAGATTTAATTAAGTCAAAAATTAGTTTAACGGTTAAACTAAAAGCAGTTTTAAATGTTTTAGTTATGCCAAATACAACTAAAAATAAAACTATCTTAACTAAGGTTTTAAGTTCTGATTTGCTATTAAATCGGGACGCAAGAACTTTAGGATTCTCGTTTTCTTCTAAGAGTAATATCTGTGAAAGATATTCTCTCTATGGTGATTTACCTGAAGGTGCTAGTGTCGTTTTTGATGAACAATTATCCCACGATGCTCGTAGCTGGGACTTGACAAGGGTTACTAATAAAACTTGTCCTTTTCTCAAAAATCATGCACGTGGTCAAAAAATCGGCATTGTTACTGAAGTCGGCTTGGACGGCGATCGCGGCATGGCAACTGTGAAGCTGTCTAGGAACGCTTTAGCAGAACAATTCATGTCTGACATTGAAGATGGTACTTCTGGAGGTATCAGCTTTGGATATACCGTAGAGGAATACCGTGTTATCACCCCGGCAGAATACGCTACTGATAAAGATGGTTGCGTTATGCTGACAAAGAAAGCCCTCTTAGAAGCGACAAAGATAGTTCTATTGGAAATATCTTCTGAAGACATACCAGCGGACCCAACAGTTGGATACGGAAAGTCTCTTGTATGTTTTGATGATATTTCAGTTAAGGGAGACCCCAATTTCAACCCCAATCGAAAAATGAATGAGAAAACTGAATTGGAATTAGTCACGGTTAAAGCCGCTTTAGCAGAAGCTAATAATACTAATGTTTTATTGTCTGAAAAGCAGGTTTTGTTAACCAATGAAAACAATAGACTGAGTGAACAAATTAAGGTTTTAAGTAAGTCTATTGAGGAAAAAAACACTGCTATTTCTACTTTTGAAAAGCGTGAATCAGTGGTATCTCGCTATTATGATTTACGTCAAAAAGCTGAAGATTTGGTGTCTGAAGGCAAACTAGCTGCTGTTGAGTTTGGTGAATTATTTTCTGAAAAACCCAGTAATGATATTGCTCACCATACCAAGAGCGATCGCTTGGGTTATATTGAGTTTCATCTTGAATTAATCAATAAGAGAACCGCACCTTTACTTAATCTGAAACAGTCAATTTCTGAGCCTATTGTCAATGCTGGTCAGTCTAATCCTGCTGATTTAGAAACACGGGCTTTACAGATTATTCAATCTTTAGGTCAATCTAAACCAATTATAGATTAATACTATGACTATGCGTTATGAGTCGTATCTTTACGACGATGAGTTATCAGGGTTTTTTCCTGTATTAGCACGGGCTACAGAAACAACCCCTACCCGATACACCCGCTTAAATGAAGCCTATGCAACGGGATCTACTGGGGCTATCCGTAAGCTCGTTAAAATTTTTGCTCCTGGTTTCTTTGCTGGTAGTGGTACTTCAACTTCGTTGGTGGGCAATCGGATTTTACCCCGTATGACTACTAGAACTGCTACCGCTGCTAGTGCTACCAGTATTTCTTTCCCTGTCGGTACTGCTGGTATTTTCATACCTACTGATGTTCTCTCTATCATTGCACCTTCAGTAAGATTGACAATCTCATCCTCAAGTACAGGATGGGCTGCTAATGATACTATCACTGTAACCGTCAATGGTGTTGCTGTTACTTATACTGTGGTGGCTGGCGATATTGGTGGTTCATTGGCAGCAACCAATACTAACGTGGCTAATAAAGTAATTGGAGCGATCGCTGCTAATTCTTATACTTCTAGACTGGTTTCTGGTTTATCGGTGGCTGGTACTTCCCCTGCTATGGTAATCGTCTTTTGGGCAAAAGATTTTACCAGTCTTTACAGTTTTACTGCTACTACTACAGCTAGTAATGGTACTTCTACCGCTTCTGCCGCTGTATTTGCTCCTAACGCAGCTATAGGTACAATCTCTGCGGTTAACACAGTTACAGATGTTGTCACCATTAGTGCAGCTTCTGTATCCGTGCCTTTGGGTATGCCTATAGGTGTGGCTGCTAGTTCACCGGAAAACTTAGGAATGTTGTCTCCTGAAGTTCCTATTGATTTGCTGTACAGAGAAAGCCAGAATTACGCTCTCTACTTAGAAGGCGATGTTTATGGGTCTAGGTTGCCTTATATGGATGGACAACTAGCCGCTTTATATCCTGAAATTCGTTTGGTGTAATTTATGCCCTCAATTATTGAATTAATTAACTCACAACCGGGCGTGGTTCAGCGGGCTATTGACTTGCAACTGGCAACTGTCTCTAGCACTGGTGAAGTCTATGCTGACGGTTATCCCGACCCTGCTTTGAATCGTTTTTTCCCTTTTGTTCAGTATAGTGATCCGGTTTTAGCATTGCTCAAAATGCGGGCTTATACTCCTACTCTTGCTTATGTGGTAGCTACTGATGGTGCTATTCCCCAAGATGTAGAACGCCTTAGCGTGACTCAAGAAACCTTTGGTAATTTTAAACTGGCTAAATCTAGATTGATTACTGAAGAGGATTTTAACCTTGCTCAACAGGCGGAACGTTTGGCAATGTCTGGTAACGCTCAAGCGTCTGAAGCTATTAGAAATATCTTTTTAGGCGTACCTGCACTGCTTACCCAGTCTGTTATTAACTTACATACTGTGTTGACTTTGCTGATTGCTTGTACTGGACAATGCAACTATCCTGACCCTACATCAGGAGCGTCAGCAGTTCTTAGTTACAGAAGTCAAATCCCTTCGGAAAATTTACCATCTGCTTTGACGGGTACTGCTGTGTGGTCTGCTTCAACTACCGCTACAGGTATTGATGATTTGGTGAGCCACTTGTCTAGTTACTACAACAGTGTTAAGAGATTTCCTCCTTATATTGTTATGTCTAGGCTAACTGCTAACAACCTTAGAAACCAAACTAGCACTAAAGAAATTGTAGGACGGTCTAGAGGGATGATTACAACCTTAGAAGCAGCTAATGCCAGTGCCGTAGCTGCTTTGCCACCTCCATCTTTACAGGAAATTGGTGGTGTGGTTGGACAACGATTATTAGCAGGTGGTGGTCAAAATCCCAACATTGAGATTATTGTTTCCGATGCGGTTTACTATCAGCGCGGTTCAGGTCGTGTAGGCACAGAAGTAAAAACCTATGTCCCTGCTGACTATTACTTTTTTGCTCTTGATAACTACATTGAACGGGCGATTGTTCCCACTGCTTCTAACAACTTTGCTGGGGGGCTGGTAACTAGTACTGAAGTCGTCAGCAAAGAACCACCTCAAGAAAAAATCACTGTAGCGGGACGTGGCTTTCCTCTTGTGATGGACCCTCGGTTTATTGGGGCTAGAAGTACCAACAGTACCACTGCGTTGACAGTTATTTAGACTGTGACCACTTGATTGGGCTGTTTCCCCGAAGCCCAAACATGGATGTACCTTTGGTTGGTGATGCTGATTCTGGACTGGTATTTGTGACTATCTTTAACAGTCGTTGGTACTCAAGTCCATACTTACTTTGTCCGTAGCTATCGGGAACACTTTGTAACTCAATGTTGTAAGACTCATCATCTACTTCTAAGCGTTTTAAGACTCCCGTACTGTAATCACTACCCGTACTTTGTTTAGTTAAGGTAATTTTGTGAGCGGTCAATAACTCAGTTGCCACGTCTTTTAAAGTTCCCCAATGGTACAGTTCAACTTCTAGAAGTGCTTCTGGTAAAAACAAATTAAACTTGGTTTCTTCACCCGCAAATTCTGGATATTTGACAATAAAGTTACTGAATAAAATCATGATTTCCTCCTATGTAAACCAAACAATTGGATATTTAGAACCCTTTAATTCTAACTTAACCTTAACCTTTCAAATGGGTAATGGTCATTTTGTTGAGGATGCTGTGGGGAATAGGATTGAAACAGTTTCTACTGTGATTGTTCAAGCTTCTGTATCTATTAAGAAGGATTTTAAACCTTTGTTTGAAGATGCTCAAATGGGACAAAATATTCTTTATTTAAAGGGAAGGATGATTGGTAATTGGAGTAATTTGGTTTTTAATTATCAATTAATTGCTGATGCTGTACTTACTGATTCAAGTGGTAGTATGGTTACAGGACAATGGCAATTTATTCCTGTGCCTCAAAACCGAATTGCAACTTATTTAGAAGTAAGAAAAAGATACATTGAGGGTCGTTTAACTATAGCAAGTAGGGTATAATTATGGTTGTAGCTAATTGGAAAAGTATTAAAATTCCCCGAAAACTCACTGCTACCCACGCATGGACTGCCCCTCATGCAGTGATTGTCCATGAAGGCGCGACTTTCTCTAATGGCTCTGAAAACCCAGCCCGTCCTTGGGTTGGTGCTGCTATTGATGAGTATGATTTTTTGGGTGAATATGCTGACGGGTTTAACCAAAGTGAGGACTTCAAACAAGCTTTTATGGCTATGTCTGAAGGGTTTGGTGAAGCTTGTCAGGCAAATCTTGAGGATGTCCGTTGGCAATGGCCACGCACCACCGTCCGTAAGAGTGGGGATGTAGTTGGTTCACCCCGTGACATTGTGGACACTGGGGAACTGAAAGACTCTTACCAGGTGCAATATGAAGGCAATTGACCTCAGAAAAATTCTGGCAACGCTACTGGCTACTGAGTTGGGTACTTATACTAATGGGTTGCCTTCAATCTGGGTATACGGTAGTTCATCTCAACCACCATCTGCAAGTAACGGGCTTGAATGTTTGATCAAGGAAACCCCTAATGTTGCGGCTAAAGCTACCAGTGCCGGGTCAAGATATAAGCCTCAGCAATGGGAAATTCTATTGCGTAATTGGGTAAAAAATTCTAATTTACCAACGGCGATCGCTAAGATAGAAAGACGGTTTCCAGTCTTACGTTATACACACATTCCCGCTACTTCTGATATACTAGAACAAAGCAGGATTGTCATTTTTGACCCCATAGTCACATAACAACCACTTAAAAATTATGCCAATTAACTTAGATTTTAGTAGACCAAAATCTGTTACAACCAATACTACTACTGCTGTAATTACCGCAGGTACAGCAGTAGAAGTAGACGGTGCTGGTGTTACCGCTGAAGAATCTTACTTTTTGCCTTTTAATCACGGTAACATCACCCCTAGCACTTTCACTGTTGCTGCTTGCAATATTACCAGTGGCAGCGCAACTATTACTACTACCACTGCTAACGGGTTTGCTAATGTGCGTGTCGGCGATGTAGTCACAGTATCGTCTGGCGGTGGTACTATTGCTCCTAACACTGTGCTGACTATCAATAGCACTACTTCTATCACTATTAGTGTGAACGCAACTGTAAGTAGTACAACTGCCAATAGCTCTACACTACAGTTTGCACCACCCGCAATTTCTCCTACTATGTGGGGAATTAGATTACTTTACCAAAAATCCGGTTCTGTAATTACCATTCGCCCTACCATCTATTTTTACGATGGTAGTCTTGGAAGCACTGCTGGGACTGTTGCTAATGCTACCACAGCAATTAACCTCACTGATTCATCAGGTAACGCGCCTAGTATTGATTTTGATGCTTTTTACAATGCAATCCGTGTTACTCGCGGTGTTTAATTTTTTGTTTACATTTATTTTGTAATTGCTTAGGAGTTTATAAATGGCTTTAGCTAATCGTCCGGTTCAGACCGTAATTCTCCAAAACTTTGCTCTTGACTTAAAAATGTTGGGAGAGAACAACCGCAATCTCAGTGTGACTACTTTGACTTGTGGACTTGGTGCTTTAGAAGGTGCTACTAGTATTAATGTTACCGCTACTACTGGTGTTAATTATACTATTGCTGCTGGTACTGCCCTTTCTTTTGTTGCTCCCACTAGTCCATTGGGGCGAGTAGAAGTATTGTTACTCGCTAATGCTACTTTATCAGGTGGTTCTACTATATCTTTAACAATTGCACCTCTTTTAGATTCTATTGCAGCTAACTCTACTGCTAGATTAGTTCAGGATATGTTTCCTGTATTAGGGATTACCAACCTTGGACCTCAACTTAGTCCCACTGTGGTGGACACTACTCACGCCCAATCTGGTAGTGGTACTAGTTCTGCTATTGTCCGTACTAAAAGAGAACTTACTGTAGAAGGCATTGAGTACGTCGGTGACATTGCTTTAGAACAATTTGTTAAACGGACATTCTTTGACCCTATATATATGAATCGGGAATTGTACGCGATCGCTACCTATCCCAATGGCTCAAAACTGGAAGGTGCATCTAAAGTAACGGCTTTGACCATGCCAGCAACACAGATGGAAGTCATGAAATATACTTTCACTTTAGAGTTTCAAGATGAGATATTTTGGACTCCTGCTTACTACGCTTCTGGTGGTTCTAGTACCGGATTCCCCAATTACAACCCTAACTAATGAAGGTTCTCAAGGATAGCACTGGGTTATTAGCTGTCCTCATTAACTGCCGCATGGATGAGGATAGGTTGCTATGCGGTGCGGCAGTTTTTAGAGGAGGGCTGTCAGGGCAAATTACCGTTTCTGATCGCTACTCCTCTTATCAAGTCAAGATTCCTGATTCCGTTAAACAGGTGGCAACCTATCAACTTTTAGCAGATTCCCAAGATAATTTAGAGATTGAATTATGCGCCCAATAATTAACAAAAAAGCCAAGTATGAAGTTATTCCCGTGGGTAATGAGTCCACGGGAATTATCTATTTAGAAAAACGCGGTTCTTTGAGCGTCGGTGAAGCTAGGGACATTGATAGCATTGATGCTAAACGTCAAAAAGCTGCTATTATCGCGTCTAAGCTGGTTAAAAAGATTTCTGTAGACCGTGGTGTCACAATTGCAGAAGCCCAAGAATTACTTTCTCCTACTCGGTCTGCTGATGGTGCGACTGAAGTTGATAACTCTGATGTCATTTACGACTACATTGAAGACTTCACTGAACTAAATGCTCTGAGTTCTATTGACAGTGCCTCTGTGTCCATTTCAGTGGCTACCCTGTTCATTAAGAAACGGGTGGCTTTCCCAGTGGAACTCACATCATCAGTACCTTTCAATTCCACAAGTATTTCCGTTGCTTCAACCCACTTCCCATTACAGGATGGACAAGTAATTCGCTTCGGCGATTGTTTAGTCACTGTGTTGGGCAACTATCAACCCTCAGACACAGGATTGATACTTAGAGTTCAACCTGTATCTGAAAATCTACCCATGACTGTAGGGTTTCTTTACAATAACTCAACCAAGTCTTACGTAGTTGGTACAGATGAGTGGTCTGAAGAAGACACTAAGGACTGTAGTGATGAATTTGTATCTGCTATCTACAAATTCTATGAGAACGAGCGTAGTCGTTGGAAGGTAGAACCAGAATCAGCACCCGCACCTGTAACTGAGGGGGAGCAGCTACCAGTTCTTCAGTTGACTGGGGAAGTATTTACTGGCGAATCCAATCCTACCGAGTTTCTGACCCCAGATTTAGAGACTGGGATAGTTTCTTAGACCAGCCTATTCACGTAGTATTTGAGTGCATTGAGGCACTTGAACAACACCGGAGGGAACAGGCTAATATTGAGGGACGGGTTCATGCAATCGGTTGGACGGGATTGTTTAACGGGTTCAAAAAAGACACTGACCCCAACATGGAGTTCATTGATTTGCTACCCTTTCCTGACGATATTAGAGGGGATACCCGCAAGATTAGCCAAGCAACGGAAAACATTGTTAAGGATATTATCAAAAACAATCGGTTGCCCGCTCCGGTTCTATCAGCTTTGAATCTGCTACTTTCTTGATTACAGATTAATATTCTTAGTCTGTAATCTTTTTCTTTATAGGAGTTAATATTATGAATTTAGGCGAATTAATTGTAGAGTTATCTGCTGATTCTTCTGAGCTAGAAAAGACTTTGGAACGGGCTAAGAAGAAGGCTTATGAAGCGGCTGTGGCAGTAGAAAAAAGCTTTGAAAATATCAATCTTAATGTTGGAGTGGACGATGATAGTTTAGTTGATTTAAATAAGCACTTAAATTTAAAAGTACAACATCTTAAAGAAGTTAATAAATATTTTACTAATAATCCTATTGTTGTTAATGTTGATGACAAAGAATTAACTGATTTAAATAAGCACTTAAATTTAAAAGTACAACATCTTAAAGAAGTTAATAAATATTTTGATAACAATCCAATTAAAGTTAATACTGATACCAAAAGTCTTGATGAATTAGAAGAAAGATTAGGCGGGCTTTCTAGTAGAACTATTACTATTACTGTTGAATCTGATTTAAGTAAGCAACTAGAAAAAAGTTTAGCTGATGCTGTGAAAAATGCTGTTAAAGAAGAAATGTCAGAACAATCTTCAGCGACGGCTCAACAACAAACAGCGAAAGAAGCTTCATCGCCAAATAAAGTTCAAAAAGTAGACATGGTAGTTAATCCAGGTAGAGCTATCATGGACGGGATATTTGGAGGACTTGGTAAAGGTTTTACTGATGGGATTAATAGAGGTATTGAAGATGCTGTTGGTGTGGATATTCCAACTATGACTAGGATAACTAGTAACATGATGTTGCGTTATTTTGGTGTAGGTAAAAAAGCGCAATCAGATCCTAAAAATGAACAGAAGCGAGTAGAAGCTATTCTTAAAGATGGTGTTGATACTTTTATTAAAGTACATGACGCTAACACCAAAAAATCTAATGTTACTCCTCAATCAAGTACAATTACTCAAAAAACCGTTGTTACAAATCAACCTGTAACAACATTGACGGCTCCGTCCGTGATTAAATCTGCGCCTCAGCAAAAGACTACAGCGGCAACGTTACCTACTGCGATCGCAAGTCCAGTTACTACTGCACCAACAACTTCACCGATAACAGTAGTCACAACTCCACGCAAAACTACTACAGTAGTTTCTTCTGTATCTACTGCAAATAGGGTGGGTAAAAAACAACGCAATTTAGGGTTAGACGACGATTTAGGTGTTGATTTTGAAGCTGCTGGTGGTTCAGCAGCTAGAGGGCTATTACGGTTTTTTGGTATAGGGAAGAAAGCACAATCTGATCCTAAAGAAGAAAAAGCAAGAATAGAAGCAATTATCAAAGGTATGGTTGATGATTATTCCCAGCTTCAATCCTTTCAGGCTCCTGCTATCGTCACAAATACATTAAGTGGTATCAGTAATACTTTTTTGTTAAGTATTGATGAGACGCTTGAAGGGTTAGGTCAACAGTCCAAAGTTGCTATATCTAAAGCTGTTCGCAAAAGTTCACAAGGGGTTTTAAATAAAGCTTCTACTCAAGTTCAAAAAGCTGCAAATGCTTTGTTTAATGAAATAGAAGGGCGAGGCGGTGAATCTTTTACTCAAGTGGTGGGCAAACAATTAGCCACAGCAGCTAAAAGTGCCACTAATAATTTACTTAAAACTATACTTCCAAACACTTATTCAGTAGCTAAGAAATTTATATCTACGGGCGGAAATATTAGTCCTATTGGTAGCAATTCTTCTAATGTTGGCAACTCTGAAGCCAAGTCACCATCAGTGAGTAGTTCTTCTGTTGCTAGTTCTGTTCCTTTAATAAACTATACTCAACCTCTTCAAAATTCTTCTTTTGATGCACTTGGGCAAGCTTCCCTGAATTTAAGTAGCGCAGCTCAATCATTAAACGAATTTGCTTTGCAGTCAAAAATTACAAATGTTCAGTCACCAAATTTAAATAGTACTGTTGAGCAAGTAAAAACAGAATTGCAAACAGCACTGGATATTCCTGTAAATATTCCCAAAAAAACCAAAAAACCACAACCAGAACTTGAATTACTGCCTGTTGAAACCACTGCTAGTCAAGTACCACAGCAACTAAAACAGCACTTTGAAGCCATAAAAACTAATACATTAAAAAATATTGATTTGTCTAAGCAGTATGCTGAGGCAACTGCTAGAGAGAACGGTGAAGAATTAGTACCATTACAAATAGGAAAACCCAAAAAATCAGATGAAATAAAACTGCAAAAAGAAATATCTTTAAAGGGTGTTAGTGATTCATTCACGGGCATAAATCAATATTTTAATGCAGAATATAAAAAATTAAAATCTGAGTTTGACATAGTTAAATTAACGGGAACTTCAGCAGAAATTAAAGCTACAAAAGAGAAAATTAAAAAATTTATAGATAATACCAAGCTTGCAGTTGCAGACATAGATGCTATTGCCAAACAAGCCCAAGATGCTGGTTTTGACAAAACAATTAACAGCGATCTTAGTAAAGTTCATGCTGGGGGTAAGTCTCAACTCAAGTCCAGACAAACAAATGCCAAGGGATTGTTGGGCAAATTAAACACAGAAGAAAAAAGTATTTTTGATAAGCAGCTTACCCACTATGCGCCTTTAGCTCAACAATTAGGTATTGATATTGACGCAGGATTAGCAAAAGGTGTTAAGCATGGCTCTGATGGTGTGTCTGATGTTGCTAGACAGATGCTTGACGACTTGATTGAAGCTGTTGAGAAAAAGATGAAAATCCAGTCTCCATCTTGGGTGATGTTTGAGATTGGGATGATGATAGCTTCTGGGTTGTTCTTTGGGATGCAAAAAGGGAACAGCAAAGTGTCCGAGGGTGCTAGGAAAATGGTGACAACCGTTAAATCTGCATTTGACCCTCTCAATGATTTATCTAGCTTAGGCTTGGCGGGTACGTACATGATACCCAATTTAAGCGACATTAGCAACAAAGCCATGATTGCTATGTCCGCCACTAGCACGGGTTTAAATATGCTTGATAAGGTTGGGGAACACCACGCAGCTAACCCGGATCAGACTTTATTCCAAGCTACTTATGGGACAGCCAAAAACTTTGTTAAAGACGCGGTAACAGACAAGACCTTTACCCAACCCAGAGAAGCTGTTGACCATTTAGTTAATATCGCTAAATTTGGTACGGAACTCGTTACCCCACTGGGATTAAAAGCTTTCACTAATCCCATAGGGTCTGCTAACGACGGTGTAGCGGCTGCTTTCAGAACTATGGCGATCGCTAAGTCCTTAAAACAAGCACACCAAGATACTAAGCAACAAACACAACAAGACTCTACTCTGAATTACGCTAGTACATTTAAAAATGTACTTCCTCAATATTTAAAAGCAAATAAAATAGGACGCGCCGAAGCGTTAAAAATGTTTGGTGGTGGCTTAAAAGTCGTTCCTGATATGCACGGTAGTAACGACGCTAATCTGTATAACGCTGGGGCTGTGGCAATGGGAACAGCAGCTTCTCTGGGTAATGCAGCTATAAGTAAGTTTGCACCAGTAGCTAATTTTGTCCAGACGGGTAAGGATGTTGTCAAAGGATTAGAACAGGGTATACTCAAGAATGCTGGTATTGCTACTAATGCGATCGCTGGGCTGGGCAATTCAATCCAATCCCAGATTAAGCAGAATATGGGTATTCAGTCACCATCAAAGGTGATGATTGCATTAGGGCTAATGATATCTTCAGGGTTAGCTATTGGTATTAGTTCCGGTGCAGTTAATGTGTCTGGTTCTATGAAATCAGTCATTGCTAATATTAATTCTGGAGTGGAAAAATACAAAAATATTAAGCAGTTTCTTTCTCAAGGTTTAGATAAAAACGCTACAAACATAATATCTCAAACAATTCAGTCATTGCAAAAAGATTTTGGTGAAAATAGTTTTATTGGCGTTGAATTAGATAAAGTTAAAAAAACTTTGGAGGGTAGTATAAGTAAGATCAATGATTTACTTTTATCAACGCCAATCGGAAAAAATTTGAATAAGTTATTTAATAATATAGAGCAAAAAATTACTGAATTTAATCAAAAACTAACCTCAAAAATTAAGAATATTTTTGAACAAAGCAATAATTTTAAAGAGGTTGGTACTGGTTTTATGTCTGTAATTGGACAAGGAATAACAAGTTCAGTTGATAAGCTTAAAATAAAAGTATTTGACACCTTTGAGACATTTTTCTCCAGCATGATGTCTCCATTTATTGATATTATTGCAAAAAGCGATAATTTTTCAGATTTTGGCATTAATTTATTTTCATCTATTGGACAAAACATAATAAATTCCTTCTCTAAAATACAAAATCTAATTATTGGTTCTGGTGCAAAAATAAAAGATGTATACAAAAATGTCTTACTGTCAGTGCAATCGGCTATTTTAACCAGCAATAACTTTAAAGAATTTGCAGTTAATTTGTTTTCACCTATAGGAAAAAGTATAGCAAACTTGAATGGCAATTTGTTAAAAACGATTGCTACTATAGGTAAAAATATTCTAACATCTGCAAAGAATATATTTAAGAACTTTTTGCCAGATGTTAACAATGTTCCTAATCTGAAGTTAAATTCAACTTCAGATTCAGATATGGCAACTAACCAACAACCATTAGAAGCACCTAAGTTAACTACTGATTTATTGCCAGGACAATTAACTGGAAACAATTATAATAAATTAGCTAATTTGGTTTTGCAGCTAACAGGAAAAACTGCAAGCCAACGACAAATACCTTTGCTAGAAAAAGAGACTGACCCCAGCATGGCCGGAATGGCTGGGGCTTATTACCGAGGAGATAATAAAATACGTATACACGCAAAAGATTATGAAGCATTAATTTCATCAGATGTTAGCAAGTTGTCTGACGATCTTATTGATACAATATTGCATGAGATGTTTCACGCTATTCAATATGATTTTGGGAAAATTAAAACAGTACAGGAAGCATCTATGTTTTCTCCATCTCCTACTCTTAAAGAGATGGCTAAATGGAGTAGTGTTTCAGAGTTTAGTGCTGATAGACGCAGAGGTAAATATTCTCCTGAAGTTGTTAGCGCAACCTTTGATTTGGAATTAGGTGCTTATAGTTTTGGAAGTAGATATACACAACAAGCTAAAGAAGCATTAAAAACAAATACTTCATTAAGTCAGTCTGTATCAGGATCTCCAAACCAAGTTGCCAAAGAAGTGCAACAACTACAACAAGCAGCGTTAAAGGTTGGAAAGTCTCATCATGATACTTTAGAAAAACTTCGGAAAATGAATCTATCTGATGAAGCGTATAACAAATATCATTCAATGGCTAATATTGTCCGCGACAAAGGTATTAGTTTTGCTGAATCTTTAGACAGCGTTGAAAGCTTATCTCCTGAAGAAGTCCAACAAGCTATAGAAAAATTTAATAAAATTGTTGATTACATTAACAATATCCCTGAAACAGTTAACCAAAAACCATCTGAGATAAGTCGTGAAAGACAAAAATCAAAGTCAACACCTGTGGCTAAAGCAGTACAGTCTAGCTCATTAGAACAGAGTAAACTACCAAAAGAATTACAACAAACAATACTATCGTTTAAGCAGACTTATCAAGATATTTCTGGTCAAATCAAAACGATGAATTTGCCAAACGATATTTACTCTCAAGCCCATAAAGCTATTGAAAAAGGTCATAATAAAGGTACTGAACTAATTGAAGTATTAAACAATATTCAAGACTTATCTCCTGAACAAGCTAATTCAGCTATGGAGAAATTTAATCAATATAGTGCTTACCTTTCTAATATTCCTACAACTATCAATAAGCTTATCAGCAAACCCGATGAAGTAGTTGCTCAAGAGCAGAAAGCACCTGTTACACCAAGGGCTAGTCAATCAATCCAGCAAAGTGAATTTTTCAGGAATATCAGACAGGTAGTAAGTGGAAGTGCTAACTTAAAGGAATTAGCTACTAATATCATATCCGCAATAGTACAAACTATTTTAAATCCAGTTCGCAAATATATATCATCTTTTATAGCAAAGGTAACTACAGGTTTCACGGATGTAACAGATCAACCAATTGTAGCTTTTAAACAGAATTTGCCTCAACAAGCCGGTCAAGCATTAACTAATACTTATAGAACTATTTCACCTATTCTACCCACGCAGTTTCAGGCAGTTGATACTGAGTCTCGCAAGTGGGAAACTGAGTTCAACAAAAAATTAAAACCCAACCAATCCCAAAACAAATTTAATCAATATATTCCTAGCATTCCTGTGAAGTCTACTGAAGTATTAACCAATGTTCACAGGGCTGTTTCGCCTATTTTACCTATACAATTCCAAGCAAATGATTTTGATTTCCATAAGCAGTTAAACAGCGGAAATAGTAATTTACTTAATAACCCTGCCGTAAATCAAGTAGTCAATACTGCCAAAAAACTCAAGTCTACAACTAGCTTCAAGGAAATAGGTTCTAATTTAATTTCTTCGTTAGGACAAGGATTTTTGTCTGTTAGCAGTGGTGTACTGGGGATAGTGACTGCGTTTGCTAAAGGCATACTAAGCGCGGTTAAAAAAGTATTTAGAATAGCGTCACCATCAGGTGAAGGCATTGATACCGGGGAAAACTTAGCTGGCAGCATGGGAATTGGTATTAACAACCAAGCCCAGACCGCTGTTAATGCTGCTAGAAACATGGCAGAAAATGTTAGGAATGCGATCGCTGATCCTTGGGATACCCCTCTCCCAATGAACCTTGTGTTTAAGCAAGATTTAGATTTAGAAAACCAGGCACAAGCCCATATTAAAGCCACCAAGGAACACTTCCAAAAACTCAAGATTCAAGATTTATTGTCTGACATTGGTGTTAACTTTGGTGCTGATTTTGGGCATGAAGGTATTACCAGTAATGTTCTTTCTAGCTCTGATTTACTTGGCTATTTAAGCAACAAATCAGCAAGTCTCACTCCACTTCAAAACACCGTTTATAATAGACTTGTTGATGATTTTCAGGAACAAAGAACTCTAGCTGCCCATCATTTTGCGATCGCTCGCGCTGATGGAAACCCAGTAGATCCCGCTGTTCTCAGAGGTCTTGACGCGGGCTTTAATTCTATATTGTTAAGAATAGTTGAATTTTCAAAAAGATTGGGGATAAAAGGGCAGTCAATTGACAAATTGTTAGCATCAAATCAGTCAGTTGTAAACACAGCAGCTTACCAGCCACCTAGATTTGTAGCACCTAAGACCCCAATACCAGAAAGACAGCCAGGACAAACAGACCAAGAATATAGTCAAGCTGTAAAACGCGCTTTAGCAGAAGATAACAATAATTATCGCAAAGCTAAAAACGCATACAATCGAATGATACTAGGCGTTAGCAATACCCCAACACCACGGAGAACCCAACTACCAGCACTTCCTCCTGTTCCCGTTTATGCAAGAGAGATTATTGAACCTGTAACCAATGTACCACTAGTTCAGCGGACACAAACTACTATTCCCCCAATCCCAGATCCTTGGAACGATTCTGTACAGCAACTAGTTAACACTGTCAGACAAACAACAAGAACTCAGTTTCTATTACCTCCTGCTAGAGAACGCTTAAACATTAACTCGTTTGTACAAACTCAGTCTAATCTACAGAGATTAGCTAAAGAAATTGTTGCTCAACAACCGATGACGCAACTATCAAGACCCCAGCCACCAACAATACAGCGTACTATTCCCCCAATCCCAGATCCTTGGAACGATTCTGTACAGCAATTAGTTAACACTGTCAGACAAACAACAAGAACTCAGTTTTTGTTACCACCTGCTAGAGAACGCTTAAACATTAACTCATTTGTACAAACTCAGTCTAATCTACAAAGATTAGCTAAAGAAATTGTTGCTCAACAACCGATGACGCAACTATCAAGACCCCAGCCACCAACAATACAGCGTACTAGCCCAATAATTTTACCAAGGAACTTTGTACCCAATCCCAACGCACAGATACTTTCCAGTAAAAACTTTGTACTCAATCCAAATGCACAGATAATCTCATCTCAAAAGTTTACGCCTAACCCAAATGCACAAATAGTCTCATCTCAAAAGTTTACGCCTAAGCCTGATGCACAATTGATTTTACCAGTCGTCCAAGGGTTGTCGCCAGCCATAAGATCAACTCATTCACTAGCACAAAATAGTATAAGTGCTTTAATTGCTGCTAACAAACAAGTACAAGCTACTATTGCCGGGAATAAGGTAACGGTCTCTTCTCGTTTTGCACCCATACCAGATCCTTGGACTACACCACCTTCGCAAACAGTCAAACAAATGGCTGGGCAATATGGTCCAATACCTGACTCTTGGCTAACATCACCGCGTTCTACCCAAGCGTTTAAACAAGTCGGTAAATTACTTATTGGACAAATACCTGCTACACTTTCATCTACCGTACCATCCCTTATCCCCCAACCTGCTGGTACTACTGCGCCAAAATATGTTTTCCCGCCTCAAACTCTTGGAAGTACCGTACCAGCATACACATTTCCTGTTAACCCAACTCCAAAACCACCTATAGCACCTGTACCACCCATACCACCAACATTATTAGATCAATACTTAAATTTAGGTACTGATTTGGTGACAAATATTTTTAATGCCGTTAGTGCAAGCATCCGCCAAAGCACTTTATCTGGTTATGCTTCATTGGGTCAAGTCATGCGGAATGCCGTTAACGCAGCTTTGTTTTCTTTAGCGGATACGCTTAAACAACCACTGCATCAAGCTTTATTGTCTCAAACCAGGAGTATATTGCCTTGGTTCTTAAAATTTATACCTCGCAGTTTTCAACTACTTCCTAAATTAAGTTTTGCCATACCTTTTGTTGGTGGTATGGTATTAAGGTTTGGTAATTCAATTGTTAAGAATTTATTAGAAAACAATATTTTGAAAGAAGGTGGTTTTTTAACAAACTTATTAAGTTCTATTACTAGGGTAGATTTATCAGCTTTGTCGGGAACTAAAACTGCTGGTGTTACAGGGTTTTTACATAATATCGTAAGTCCATTACCTCTGCTAGTCGGTTCACGGTTTAATCCATTGCTGTCACTAGGAACATTAAGCGCAAGCCCGCTTTATGATGCTTTTAGTGGTATCTTGGGGCTAGATAAGTCCGTGAAACCCAACCCCAAAAAACAAGCACCTACTATTGAACAAGTATTACAAAACCAGACTAAAATCAACAGAGAAAAAGCTCTCTTGCGTGATGTCAAGGAAGTTGGCACTAGCACTAATATCAGTACAGGAGTAGGACAAAATCTTACTGCTTATCCAGATGCCCAAAGAACCAAAGCAGAAGAATCATTAAAACGTGCTGTTGAGTCAGGTAAAGCAATACCAAAATTAGATGAACTTACCAGGAAAGCATTAAGAGAGCGTGGTGTACGTAGTTTTGTTCGTAATCAAATGGATTCTGCTGAGTTGCTTGCTGAACGGGAAAATATACTTAAGAATCCTCTTAACGCTACCAGTAAAGAACGTGACTTTCTCTTGTACATAGCAGACATAAAAAAACTTAATGCTACTACTGAAAAAGAACGAGATAAAAGGATTATCTCTATCCTTAAAGAACGGGGGAAAAGTGATCAGGATATTGAAAATATACGAAATTCAGGTGCATACGCACTACTCGATGTTGGTGATGATTTAATAAAGAACCTGCCTACAATTACAAAACAGCCTACTGCTACACAAACAGTTCAGCCACGCACTTCTAGTGCCAGTATTGCTAGTAAAGAACTAGTAGAAAACTTGGGAAATACTTTACTAAACAGTGTTTTAAATAATCTTGATGTTCCTGTCATTCCTAAGTCTGTAATTCAAAAATTGATTGGCAAGAAAATGGGAGAGAGATCAGCAACAATAGCAGATGCTATTAATGCGTTTGGAACTGAAAAAAGTAAAGCTGAACAATTATTAACACGGAATCTTGAATCAGGTAACACAAAAAGATTAGATGGACTTACAAAGCAAATACTGAGAGAGCGTGGTGTCACTAAATCTGTTCGTGATGCTATGACACCGGAACAATTAGCCGCAGCCCGTGAAAAAATAACTAAATCCCCAATTGATTTAACCGCTAGAGAGCGTAAACTTCTGAAGTTTATGGGTGATTTTGAATCTCATGCAGCAACGATGGGAAATGATGTAGCCACAAGAAAACGGGATGCTATGGTAATGTCTGTTTTGCAAGAGCGCGGCATGAGTCGGGATCAAAGGAAGCAGGTTCAACAATCACAGGGTGGACAAGGTTTAAGCAGTTTTGCTGACAACTTGAGAGACAATCCCCGTACAGGCGGATTTATGGGTAGACTCACAGAAGCTTATGCTAGTAACGACCAGGATGCTATGAAAGGACTGGTTAAAGAAGGGTTAAGAAAAACTGGGATGTCTGCTAAACAGATTGATGCTATTGACCCCAAGCTTTTAGACACAGCCACCGCAGGATTGATGACCACGTTGAGCGGACTACAGGCTAAGTTCAGGGAAAAAGGCTTTGACATGGGTAAAGCCTTAGCCAAGGGCTTAAAAGACTCAATGGTGAATCTAGCTAACGCCAAAGATGATTTAGAATACAACGCCAAAAAAGTCATGGGACAAGCTAATTTTGGTGATTCTGTAGGTTTAATATTCCGTCGTATGTTCAGGGGTACAGCAGCGACTCAAGGTCAATTTGCAGAAATGTACAACCAGATGGGTGCAGGGGTGAAAAAAGCCATGTTTGGAGGTTCTAAAGAAGGGGATGAGATGTTCCCTAATGTCCTTCAATTCTTCGGTTCAATCGCTACAACCCTTGCACCAATTACCACTATGATAGGTGCAATTACGCCATTATTATTACCTTTAGCCCCAATTATTACAGGTATAGGCATGGCTGTAAACATGGTTGCACCCCATGTAGCTAAACTCATAGATGGTATTCAAAGGGTAGAAGTATTACAAAGAAGATTTAAGTTTTTAGGCGGGTCAAAAGAAGGAGGTATAGCTGAGTTTAAATATGCAAAAGATATTGCTAACAAATTAAATGTACCTTCAGAAGTAGCTGCTAACTCCTATTCTCAACTGGCGATCGCAGCTAAAGACAGCAAGATGGAAGGTCAAGGGGTTAAAGATCTATTTGAAGGTATTACGTCATCTTTAAGCGCGTTAGGTATCAACGGTCAGGATGCTAGTTTGGTATTTATGGCATATACGCAGATATTAGCTAAAGGTAAGCTGTCTATGGAAGAGCTTAGGCAGCAGTTAGGTGAGAAGTTCCCACCTGCTATGGCTACGTTCGCTAGAGCCATGGGTGTGACCGTTCCTGAAATGAATGAACTGGTAGCTTCTGGTGGCATTTTATCCCAAGATATTTTACCTAAAGTAGCTAAAGTATTAAAAGAAGATTATGGTAGTGCTGCTTCCGATCAAGCTGGCGGACTGGTAGTTGCGCTCAACAAACTAGGTAATGTGGGCTTTGAGATTACAACAATATTTACTGATAAACTTGGTGGCACACTAGCATTTTTTGTTAACACTTTTGCTAATATTTTAGGCGTACTTAGCGGTGCATTAAAAGAATTAATACCATTAGTCAAATCCTTTATGATTGGCTTTGCAGCCACAATTTCCATTGGACTAACAATCATTCTTTCTAAATTTGGACCTTTTGTAGTTGCAATGAAGAGTTTACAAAACTTCTTATTGGCTACTTTTTCCGCTATTACTACCAATATGATGCCAATGGTTATTGGTATTGTCTCAGACGTTGCTGATGGTTGGCTAGGTGCAGAAAAGAACTTGATCGACAATATGTTTCAAGGTATAAATAACATGATTGTCGTTGTGTTCAGCACTATAGACACTGCCATGCGCTCCATGAGCGACCATCAAGTTTCTTTTGGTACAGTCTTTGGTGGCTTAATCCAAGGGGCAGAACAAGCTGGTAGTATCATAGACTGGCTTAAAGGGGTGTTTGCAGGTTTCTTTAAAATTCTTCCTTCTGGGATTGTAGAAATACTAGCTATAGTATTTATGCTAGAGCAGGGAACAGGTTTGCTGGTTATGGCTTTGTGGCCTGCTATCAAAGGACTGTGGGGTGGCATTACTGGAATATTTGGTGCTACAGCAAAAGCGTTTTATGGGGTAATGGGTTCACTTAAAGCTGTTGTTGAATTAATGATGACATCTTCAGCGGTTGCTTCAAACGCAACTAATAATGTTGCAAAAAGTGGCGTAAGAAGCATGGCAATAGTTCAAGGTGCATTAGGATTTTTGAGTAAAGCACTGTTACATTTTGGACTAGCTTACGCTGTTCTGATGTTTTCTAAAGGTGATTTTAGCGACCCATTGCGAGAATCAATTAATAAATCTACCGCAGACATTAATAAACATTTAAATCAAGTCAGATTAAACATCAACCAAACCACCGAAGCGTTTAATAAAGCCACTAAATCTGTAGAGAAACTTGGTAATACGATCACCCATGCTTTACCGGCTAAAGGAGTGCAATTAGACGTTAGAAGTCTTTGGGGTGGTGGTGATTGGAAATGGGACGACGCAGTACGGGAAACTAACGCGAAATACAGACAAGGTGGTTCAGGTCCAAGCGCAATGGATGTTATAGGAACTGGTGCTTTATATGCCGGAGGTGCTGGGTATGCCGCTGCTGCCGGATCTAAAGCAATAAAAGCAATTGTAGACCTTGCAGTAAAAACAGCCCCAATCTTAGCCTCAAATGCAGCATTAGGGTCGGCGCCTGGACCACGCATGGCTGTTCCTCTTTTCGGCAGACTTGCTACAGCAATAGCTCCTGTGGTTGCCATAATGGGTCCTTGGGGTTTAGCGATCGCAGGTCTTATAGCTACTATTGTTGCAGTTGGTGTGGCATTAGATGCGTTTGCCCCTAAGATTACTGAAGCGCAATTAAACACAGAAGAAAAAGGTGGGTTGCCAGAAGAAATTAAACAGATTATTAACGCTAAAAAAGCTGGTGAAAGGCTAGATGCTTCATCTATGCAAGTTATTAAGCTTTACAAAGATCAGCAACTCAGCAACGAAAGATTAAAAGAGTTTATGGCTTCAATTGGTTTAGACGGAAAAAACCCTTATAGCTTTGTTGCCCGACCAGTTGTACCCATGACACAGGAACAGAAGGAAGAATTTGAAGATACTGACCCTGTAAAAAACATTACTAAAAGTATAGAAGACAAAAAAGCGTCGCTTCAGGAACTAGAAAAAAATGCAGGAACTACAGAAACAGAAAAGTCAAAAGCAAGATCCAAACAAGGGTATAAAACAGTCCAAGAAGAGCTTACTAAATTGGAGAAAGATAAGCTGTTAATGCAATTATCTTTTATGGCTAATTATGACAATAAGTCAAGAATGGATGCAATTGATGAGCAGATTAAAGCGAAAGAAAAAGAGATAGCAAATCATCGTTCTACACACCAATATATTGATACTAGAGTAGGTAGACGTGACCCTGAGAATCGAGCAAAAATAGCAGTAAGACAAGGATTAACAAAAGAGTTAGAGAAACTACAAAAAGAAAAAGCCGCTTTACAAATAAATATTAACGCTTCAGCGCAACGCAGAGTTAATTATGATGCAATCAAGAAAATTGATGTTGATATGCAAAAAACCGCTGCTGAATTTGTTGAAGCTAGTAATCAATTAGCAGTCAGCCCTAATGACAAGCTACGTAATAAAGCAGGGTTAGCAAAAGAACGTATCGCGCAGCTACAAAAACAAAGACAGAAATTAGTTGATGAGTTTGGCGATCCTACACCAGCGATTAAGCAAATGCTGGAAGTAACCAAGAGGGAAATAGAAAAAACTTTATCTGATTCAAGCATCACTTCTCAGCAAAGGAAGGTGACAGTACAGCAATTAAGGGAAACACAGGAGACACTTGAAAAGTCATTAGCAGAAGCGGAAAAGTTCAGCATTGCACCAATAGCTGACACAATGTACACTCAAGCGGTCGCAGCACTTAAAGACAATGAAGTTAAGTCCAATGTAGACATCAGTAAAAATAAGATTGTCTCTAACCAGGCACAAGCTAGACTTTACGGAACTACCTTGACATCTCAGCAAATTGCGCCCGGCTTATCTGACAGACAGATTGCAGATTTGACTTTTCAGCAAAAAGTATTAGAGCGTTCTTTGAAAATCAAGGAAGATAACTTATTGAAACTCCAAAACGCTGCTGCACAATCTCCAACCAACTTATCTCAAATACAAGAGGAAATTACCAAGCTTCAGCAGGAAATAGCGAAGGATAGGGAACAGGTAAGCCAAAATACTTTAGAGATTGTTAAAGCGCAACGAGAAGCTAGACAAGCGTTAATTGACCAGACTAAACAGGTAGCGGAATACTACCGGACATCTTTAAGGGAGTCCCAAGCTGCTGCTATTGAGTTTGATAAAGCTACCAATAACATTAAGTCTCAACAGTTCGCTACTAAGCTGAAACAGGCTTTGGTTGGGGCTGGTAATAATATCTTTACCAACTTTATTGACAGTGTGATTGGGTTGTTCCAACAACTTACTGAAATTGAGAACTTACGTTTAGACAGGCAAAAACAGAAGTTAGATTATGAGAACAATATACAGGACATCCTGATTAAAGTCACGGAAATGCAGCGTAGTCTACCGGGTAAGATTGTACCTTTTAGTCTTGATCAGATTCGTAACTTTGACAAGGAACTAGGAACTGTTAACAGCAGTGTGTCAGGTATCAACAAAGAAATTAACAGTGTTACAAAAAATTTAGGTGTAAGTGCAGTCAATTCTACTATACAACTTAATAAGCAATTAAAAGAGGTTCTTAGCACCGTAGAAAAGATAAATAAAGTAACTAGTAATCAGCAGCTACAACCACCAAACAACAGTGGTGTTTCTGGTGTTTCTCCAGTACCGATATCTCAGAGAACAAAAATACCAGTAACACCTGAAGATGAGCAAATTTGGCGTGAGTTTGTTGCACCACAATCTGGTATTAAAAGCGGTACATCTAGTCTACCCACATCCACTCCGGTAGCTAATGCGCCTAAAGAGGTGTTGGTGGCTGGGCTTATGTCAGATATGGGCTATAGCTACTATTCTCAAGTCACTAAATTAAAACCAAAGCTACCGGACAATGCTTTTTTGTCACCCATTGTGGGTAAGAACTTATCTAACATCATTAATACTAAATACCGACCTGAAGATTCCTTTGGGAAGACCGGAGGGATTCGGTTTAATCAGAATATTGGGGTTGGTAAAAATACCAATATTCAATCTTCTGTAACTGGCATGGCTAGGCTTGTTGGTAATACTTTAGAGATTATCAAACAAACCAAGGGTGGCACTATTAAGCTGATTTATGAAGGGTTGAATATTCCCAGTGTTAAAAAGAATTTGAAACTCAATGACGGTGGTTCAGTTAATATCAATGCTGGGCAGTTAATTGGTACTTTAGCAGGGAATAACTTTAAGTTCCGCACAGAAGTCAATTCCTCTAATATGGACCCGTTAAAGGTTATTAGGGATATTGAATATAAAAGATTAAATGCTTTTCAGAAAGCGGCTAGGTTTTTTGATCAGCCAAATAACACCGTAACAAATTTAGGTTTATTGCCAGAGCCAAAGCCGGTAGCAATATCTTCTACACCGTCTACACCACCTGTTAACCGGGCTATTAATTGGTTTAAAACAGAAGTCAAAAAATTTGTGAGAAAAAATGCTCCTGAAGAGGTTAAGCGAGTCATCCGTAATACAAAGAATTTTGTTGATAATATTCCACCAATAATCCCTACGTATAATCAGAATACTAACAGCTACAATCCTGGTATTTTGGATATTTTAATAGGCAATAATTCAAAACCAAAACCAAATCCAAAACCAAAACCAAATCCAAAACCAAATCCAAACAATAGTACTGGTAGTAGTAGAAATAACCAAAGCACTGGTAACAAGCCGACAACAACTAACCAAGGTAAAAGCGGTAGTGGAAATAACCAAGGTACTGGTAACAAGCCGACAACAACTAACCAAGGTAAAAGCGGTAGTGGAAATAACCAAAGCACTGGTAACAAGCCGACACCAACTAACCAAGGTAATATATCAAATTTGTCTGGTGCATTTCCACAGCCTAGCACTAGTGGGCTAACTACAGTAAGTAATACTGGAAACCAAATACCGCCAAATTTATCTGGTGCATTTCCACAGCCTAGCACTAGTGGGCTAACTACAGTAAGTAATACTGGAAACCAAAGTAATAAAATCAACAACCAGCAGACTAAACAAAATTTGACTGGACAACTACCACAAATACCACAGACAAGGCAACCCGTGGTAATTCCACCAGGCACTGATCCTTACACTAGATCACAATTGCAGAATCAGCCAAACCCTGATAAGTTACAAGGAGGTGTTGGAGAAGCTGGTAAGCTCGGTGTGGAAGCTGCTAAAAAAAGAGACGCTGCGGCTAGGTTGCAAAGGCAACAAGAAATAAGCGCAAAGCTGGTAGAGTTCCAAAGAAATTTATCCAATCTATTAAGAGATACCAATAAAGGTATCAGAGATGAATCACTACAGGCTGCACAAGATATTAGTAATGCTTCTGAGTATATCCAAGGGCTGTTAAATCCCAATGCTTCTGATAAGGAAAAATTTGCTACTGACTTCCAAAAACTAAAGAATGAATACCAAGCAAGGATTAATGAACAACAGAATATTATTGAGTCTACAAGAGCGCCTCTTGCTGAATTAGCAAGGGTTGATGAGCTAATTGCTGCTGCTCAGAGAGAAGGTATAGATGCGTCAGGGCTAAAAAGATTAAGAGACGAAGTGTACAGAGTCGTTAAAGCAAGACAACAAACAGCGATCGCACTCCGCAATATGTACACCAAAAACAAGCAAGCGGTTTTTGATAAGTATGTAAGCAGATTTAAAGAGGAGCAATCAGATAAAGATGCTGATAGAAAAGCTGCTCTCTTGGGTGTAAATATCAGTCAATTAAAACTACGATTGGAAGAACTGAGAGGAATTCAAGCAATTGATCCTTTGAACCCTGAATTACTCAAGATACCTGACCTTGAAGCAAATATAGCTCAATTAGAATTAACTCAAACAACCCTCCAAAAAATAGCTGCACTTAGACGCGAGTGGCGACAATCAGGTGGTAAAAACATGGGTAAAGATGTTTATGACAAAAGAATGCAAGATATTAAGAATACTGTCACAAAACAGACAGCAATCATTGAAAGAAAGCGTCGGACTGACAATATATTAGCTTATGTTAATCGTGAACTTGGATTGATAGATAAAGGGGCTGCTGAGAGAGAACCAATTACCAAGGGTTTACAGCTTGATAATAGTCTGTTTGCTGCTAGGAATAAGAACGGTTTAGTTAATATTATTAACTTTGAAAATGAAGCATTAATTAAACAAAAAGACTTGATGGACTCTTACAGAAAAACTAGCTTAGAGACTCAGCGCGACTTTAAATTATCTTCTGATGATAGAATCACAAAACGCCTAAGAAATGCTATGAATCTCCAAAAAGAATTAAATGTTTTGAAAATAGAAACTGAGTACCAAAAAGCGACTGGCGAGATTAAAAATAGACAGGTGACTGTAGATGTGGAAGTGAGATTATCTGATTCTGCTAAGGCTATTTTTGAAAGCAAGAGTACCATTAAAAAGAATTTGGGATTGGAGTTGGCAGGGGAAAGATTAGACCGTCAGAACGCAATCACGACTCAAGAGAATGAGTATAAGCGCAAACAGAATGAAACTAGTCAATTTATTCTGGACAATAACCTGACTGAGTCACAGGCTTATGTACTTAGAAAGAATAATGAAGTAGAGAATGATTTAAAGCTACGTACCATTAAATCCCAGTTCTCAGAGTTTGCACAACTAATTAAGTCCTTTGTATCCGGATTTAAGAGTTCTTTTAAAGAGTTTCTACTCAGCACAGAAGACACAGGCACGGCATTAGTAAACCTGCTTAAAGGTATAGGTAAGTCTGTACTGGATACTTTGGCAGAAATAGCATCTAAGCGTGTAACAGACTTGCTTTTTGGTTGGATGGGCGGGGCTGGGCTTAACCCGGCAACGGAATTATCTTTTGCTGCTCAACAACTTACTCAAGCAGCGATCGCACTACAGACAGCGGCGGGTGCTTCAGCCTTAGACTTGGGTATCTTTGATGGATTTGCTGGTTTTGGTGATATTGCTTCTTTTATCCCTACGGGTATGGAGTTCTTAGATCCTTCTACTTTTGGGGCTGCTGACTTTGGTTCAGCTATTTTATCAGGATTTGCTAAGGGTGGGATGATTGATAAAGATACTCTTGGGAAGATTCAGAATTTTGCCAACGGGGGAATTGTGGGAACGATGAACAAGGAACGGGCTATGACAGGGAGGACACCGCACTTGGTGGTCGCTTCTGAAGGTGAGCGCATCCTTAATCACAAAGAAACTGCTATTTGGAATAGGTTGCAATCAGGTATTTCTGGATTTGCTGATGGTGGTATTGTCGGTGGTGGCTCTGGGGATATTGCTTCTAAGATTGGTAGCACTACAACGGTAAATGTGCCTGTAAGTGTGTCAGTCAATGAAGGTTCTGATGTAGATGGGGCTAGATTGTCACAGACTGTACAGGCTCTTGTCAGTGATGGAATTAGGCGGGAGATGCGTCCCGGTGGCTCTATTCGCAGGGGTAATCCTTACGGTCGGTAATGGGAATGTACAGGCAAGATGCCTGTACCACGATTTATAGTGTTTATGGGATGGGTGGTTAAAATGTACGGGTGAGAGTTAAGTGTATAAGCAAGATGCCTGTACCACAATTTATAGTGTTTATGGGATGGGTGGTTAAAATGTACGGGTGAGAGTTAAGTGTACAGGCAAGATGCCTGTACCACAATTGGTGGTTATTCTGCTAATGGTAAGTTGGCTAATTCAGATATTGGGGGATTGTCTACAAATTCTTGAATCACTTGCTCTGTAGTCTCTTGGTTGATATTTAAACTACTCATCAATGATTCTAATGGTGGTAGTTCTTCTGGTGGCGGGGTAAATTTACTCATTCTTTTTAGGCTCTTTTGATACGGCTAAACCAGCACTACCGGACGCTAACGCTAAGGCAATATTAAATGCACCATTGGCTTTTGTGTCTGATAGATCAGGGACTATCATTGTAACTATGGTGATGATTGCACTAAGCAAAGCAAATACTACGGGAACAAAGTCGTTTAATTTGTCTTTCATAAACTGGGCAATATTGGTGATTTTGAATAATACTTAACACATTTGCAGTTAGCTCGACACTGACAGTTCTCTCCTGGATTTGGTAATGTACCTATCTTTGCCCATCCCATACTGCTGTAACGGATACAGTCACTACAGCTATGACTAGCAGCTATAACCCGACGTTCCCACAAGTATCCGTTTCTGCTATGCCCTTCTAGTTTACCATCTTCATAAAAATGCCTGGTTTTGTTGTAGTACATTTGCGCTCTAGCAGCTATCTGGGCTTCTGATAATTCACCACGGATAATTTCATTGGAAAATCCTCGCAAATATTGATACTGTAAGTTGAGTTTACCGCTTAATTCAGCATGGTCGCGCCAGTCCATTTGTTTTAGTCCGCCTATACCAAGTGAGTATTGGTACAAGGAAACATCTCTGATTAGTTCTGCGGTTTGTCGTTCCCATGTACTGACGTTGATTTTCCCTGATAGTAAGTTGTCGGTAACTTTATTACCCATCTTCAATGTGTCTGCTATGGCTTTCTCTGTGATTCTGACTACATCTTTCTCTCTGACAAATTGACCTTGTTTATTCCCGTTGGCATATTGATATCTTTGGCTAGATGAGTTCCAATAAAAGCTAGTTGACTCTTGGGCGGCTTTAATTGCTACCCTTTGGTACTTTTTTTCACTAGCTACCTCCTTAATCTCTTCTAATGGTGCTATTCCTGCTAGTTCCCTCATTCTATTGATTACAGCTAAGTCGTCAATACTAAATGCGCCTGTGCTTATACAGTTATTGACAATATTTAAGAGTGATATGACATCTTCGTTGTCCTGTGAATTAATAGGAAAAATCCCGTAATTTTCTTGTTCCCCAAGATTAAATTCAATCATGGGACGGATCACTTGTTCAATCAAGACATCCCCCACTAATTCCATCTGTGACTTGATGACTAAATCCAAGATACCCCTATGCCCAGCGTTGAGGTTACTGTCACCACTGCTAATTGCACCTGTACCTGTGACGGTTCTAGGTACTAACCAGGACAACATGATCATGGACTCTAAGTAGCCTAGGATGTTCATGAAAAAGCTACCATCGGTTTCGTGAGCGATCGCAAAGATATCATCAGCAATATCAATGACTGCATAAGAATTATTTTTCATGTCGTCTAAATTCTTAGACATAACATAAGCTTGGTTAAACAGCCTAGGCTCTCCCGTGGCAGGGTCTAAGAAAGCATACCCGGTTTCAGGATTAACCATAGTGACAGAGTTATTGGCTGTGTCAGTTTTGGCTACCAGTAGTTTAGTGGCTTGTCTTTCTGATGCGATCGCCATACAAGCGTTGACTATTTTCATTAATTCCCAGTATGGGTATGCTCTTCTACATATTGCTACTCCATAAGGGTCGCCTCCCAGTGCTAAGTATGGTTGATTGATTAAATGAATACCGTTCTCATAAGGGATATAAATATCAGCATTTCTCATGTAGTGAACTGTTTTGATACTGCCGGAATATCCTTCAAACCAATAATAACGCGGGTCTATGGTACGGATTTTGTCTAAATAAGCTACCCGTTTTTTGATGATGTAACTAACTTCTGAAAATGAACGTCCAAAGGGAATAAATGTTAAGAGTTCGGCAATTACGTTAGACCAACTTCCTTCCATCTGGTTAATAGATGACCTAACAAAATGTTCAATGTTTTCATCTGGATGTTGATATTTCCCTAGTAAAGATACACCTAATAATGTTCTTAAATCATTGGCTGCGGAGGCTACAGGGGAATCTTTGAGCATCTCCACATATTTATCTGTAATGTTTCTATCTGACTGTTGAATCATCCCAATCCAAGTGGAAACTAAGGCTTGAACTTTGGGAGATAATAAATTTGTATTTAACATCTTTGAGCTATTAATTAATATTAATTATATGCTATCATAAACACAAAGTATATTTATTATGACAATGATTTCTGATTTAATTAAGGAACAAATCAAATCTTTAATTATTAGTGACTCTATTGAGTCTTGCGGGTTGATTATTCATAACCAGGTTGTTTCTTTACCCAATTCTCACAGTGACCCTGTTGATAACTTTGCTATTGCTTCTAAAGATTTAGCTAGATTTAACTATTCTCAAATCAAAGCTTTTTGGCATACCCACTGTAATGACACTCAACCTGGTTACTTTACTTACACCGATATTGAGATGAGTCGTCAAACTCAAAAACCAATTATCCTTTATCACACGGTGTTTGATATGTGGGACTACTATGAACCAAATAATCCCAACCCGTTTCCACTTAATTTTATAAATTACACGCCTAAACAAATAGAATTTTATCAAGGCATTCCTTTTTACTGGGGACGCTCTGATTGTTTCTCTATTGGTAGATGTTATTTTTTAGGTATGCTGGGTGTAGATGTAGGCGATTTTCAACGTTCTCATCTTGATAATTTTCCGCCAGACAACTATCAATGCCCTTTTGACTTTGACCACCAACTACGATTAATGCCTATAGGGACTAAAGCAGAAGTTCATGATGTATTTGCGATCGCATTGAGGGGAGGGTTACAGGTCAATCATGCAGCTATTTTAGTGGATGCAGAAAAGAATTTGATTCTTCACTCTATGTCACAAAAATCTCTGAGTAAAATTGAACCTTATAATAGATACTTAAGAGAAAGAACCATTAGCCATTACAGATTAAAGTGCTTATGCTGACAACTATTAAATTAAATGGTATTTTGGGGACTAAGTTTGTACCTGAAATTCAGGGTAACTTAAACACAGTACGAGAAGTAATTAATTTTTTATGTTGCAACTTTTCTGACTTTAAACATTATGTATTGGGTTCAGATTGGTATTATACAGTAGTAGTTAAAGGAAACAATTGGGAACGGTATATATTGGAAGATTCACCCAGTATTCTCTTGCCTGTAAGCGGTTGCGTAATTGAGATTACCCCTGTTATTGAAGGTTCTGGAAAGACTTTAACTAATATTGCCATGATTGGTATTGGGATAGCCTTGGTTGCTACAGGGGTGGCTGCGCCATTGGGAATGTCTTTAATTTATAGTGGTGCTACTGGATTACTTAATTCTATTATTAATGGCAATCCTAAAGAAGATGCTAAGTCTACTTTTTTCCAGTCTTCTGGTTTTAATACTAAAGAGGGTACACCTATTCCTTTGGTATTTGGTGAAGTATTAGTTAAAAACTTTCAGGTAATTTCTCTGGAAATAACTTCAGAATTTGCGCCGGGTTGGAAATATAAAACAGGTTCTAAGTAATTATTAATTATTAAATAAACTATGGGATTTGCAAATAGAGCGCTTTCCAAAAACCCAATTACTGACCCAGTTACAGCAACTTCTAATGATTATGTCAAGTTGCTATTAGCTATTGGTGAAGGCGAATTGGAAGGGATGACTTCTTTGTCTAATATCTACCTTGATAAAACACCATTAGTTAATAGTGATGGTTCGGCTAATTTTCTTGATGTATCTGTTGACTATAGCATCGGTGGACCCAATCAGTCTAATGATTCTTTCGTGACAAACTTGGGGATATCAAATAGTAATGTCAACACTGTTAATACAGAGATAAAAAATATTGGCGATGGGACGACAAGACAAATCTCAAATGCTGATATTACTGCAATTAAAGTCCGCCTAAGTCTTCAAATGCAGTACAACGATAAAAATGGTGATGTTAGAAAAACTGATTGTTGCTTCAAAATTTTTATTAAAGAAGGAGGAGGTGCGTTTGTAGAAAGATACTCTACTTGCATCAACGCTAGGTACGCTGACCCAGTGACTTTTGAGTATTATTTTCCTGTTGATCCTACTCAAAGCAGCTTTCAAGTCCGGGTGCAAAAAACTGTACCCAATGAACCGCCCAACCCTGACAACAGAGAAAGTAGAGAAAGTGTCAATTTGAAATGGATAGACTACTCAGAGATTAATAATGACCGGATTTTATTTACCAATACAGCATTACTGGCTTTGCAGTTTCCATCTAAAACTTTCCAATCAATACCGGAAATTTGGATGAAATTAGGTGGGATTAAATGCCGGATACCTAGTAATGCTACTGTCAACGCTGCTGATAGGGGAACGGATTTTAGTGGTAGTTGGAATGGTGGCTTTTATCTACCTGTTAAAGCGACTGCTGACCCGGCTTGGATTGTCTATTATCTATTAACTGAGCCTAGATTTAAGTTGGGTATCCCAGAGGAGTATATTGATAAGTTTGCTTTGTATCAATGCAGTGTGTATAACAATGGGTATGTGGACAATGGCTATGGGGGACTAGAGAGAAGATTTCTGTTTAATACGGTTTTAGGCACGGGTGGGCAAGAAGTAGTTATAGAGATGATTCGTTCTATCTGCTCTACTATGTATGCTAAACCTTATTGGAACGGCACGCAGTTAAGCTTTTGGCAGGATAGACCGACCACTGCATTACCGAAAATATTAACTAATGCAGATGTAGAGGAGGGTAAATTTGCTTATCAAACCAAAGAACTCAACACTGTAACTACTGTGGCTAAAGTATCTTATCAATCTACCATTGAGGACTGGGAACAAATACCAGAAATTGTAGAAGACCCAGCTTCTATTGATAGATATGGAGTCCAAATTGAAGAATACGCTCTATTAGGAGAAACCCGTCGGGGGGCTGCTATTCGGTCAGGGAGAAGGACTATTTTTAGTTCTTTACCTAATAATATATTTCTGACCTGTAAAGTGCGGGCGCGGGCTATGTTCTTTCAACCCGGTGATGTAATTCAAGTATCTGATAGTGCTAAAAACAAAGTGAGAATTGGTGGTTTAGTTTCTGCTGTAACTACCACTAAAGTAACTTTAGACGCGCCTGTAACGTTAACATCAAATACTAATAAAAAAATATATTTAACTCTGCCAGATGAGACAGTAGTTGAAAGAACTATTACCAATGGTGCAGGAACTTTTACAGAAATTAATTTCAGTACACCATTGACTACATTACCGCAAATTCAATCACCATGGCAGATCATTGATACTAGCAATAAAGTACAATTGTACAGGGTCACTGATGTAGTCCCAGACTCAGAAAATAAGTCTTTATTTGAGATAACTGCTAAAACTTATGGTTGACTTCTATGCTTTAGTTGAAACTAATATTGTCATTCCTGGCGACATTACTGTGGAAACTTTGCCAGTGGTTGCGTCACCACCAATTAATTTAAAGTCAGAGTTAATTAAAATTAATTATGGAAACACTGATATTTACGCTTTATTAGCATCTTGGCAGCAACCTCGGAAAGAACTTATTAACAGCACTTTTACAGTTGCCAGTATGACTTTTTTGGGAATAACAGCGACAGTGACTACATCACAAAATCACAAATACAATACTAATGACTTAATATTAATTAAAGGGGCTACTCAATTAATCTATAATAATTATTATACTATTACTAAAATCAGTAATAATCAATTTAGTTTTCCTTTTTCTGGATGGACCATTACCCCAGCTACGGGAACTATTACCTGTACAAAAATAGTTAACGAATCTTACACCGACCGCTACAGTTTACAATACAAGAAAGCCCAAGATTCAGAATGGAGTAGTCCTCTTGAAACCTTTGAATTGTCCGCTAGATGGGATAACGTTAGTCCAGGGGATTATTATGTAAGAATAGCTGCTATTACTATTAATAATAAAGTTAGTGCTTATGTACAATCATTAATTGTTCCACAAGCGATCGCTGACTTTAGTAATGGAAATTATACAAGTTTTACAGGAGAGTTTTGATGACTGTACCTATCCTGATGCTACCACCAATTAAATGGGATTTTTCTATTAATAAAACTATCTTTCAACAAACTACAAAATTGGGAGATGGTTATAGTCAAATACTAACTGCGCCTAATTCAGTTAGAATAGTTTATGATATAGTTATCCCTAACTTAAATACTCAATCTAAAAATGATGTTACGACTACTTTTAAGCAATACGGAGCTATTACTAGATTCAGATGGCGACCCAATGAATATTATGAATATAAAGAATTTATTTGTGATAAATGGAGCGTCACGAATCAAGGTACTTACTTATGGGAAATAACAGCAACTTTTAACCAACAATTGTAATTAAACTTATTAATTTATGCCCCAGCCTTACATTGGTTCTCAGGGAAGTATTGAATACAGAGAAGCGTCTGGTAATGGTACTTTGGTATCGCCTTATATTCCTCAGTTTTCTTTGTCTGCATTAGCTTATTTTTCTTCTGCTAACATAACCAGGACTAGTTCTATATCTTATAGTGCTAATGATGTTTATGGCGGTGTGTTTCAACTGCAAAACATCGGACCTAGTGGAGATTTTATATATTTAAATAGCATAAGCGTTGTCTTTAATGCAAGTTCACTAACAGGTATAAGTGCTTGTGAAGTTTATTTGTATAATGCAAGTCCGCAGTCTGGATTTGCTGACAATGCTGCTTTTAATGTTCCACTGATAGACAGAGCATCACTTTTAACTTTAAGTGGAATAGGCTTAAACCCAATCTTAACTAGAGGTGGTGGTACTGTTGTAGCTGAAACAATACTTGTAAATAGACTACTTAAACTAGCAACCAATAGCACTTCTTTATGGGGATATTTGGTGACTTTAGGTACAGGATTGATTGCTGATAGTGCAACGATTTCTGTATATTCTCATATCCGTTAAGCTAAAATTATATAAAGCTACAAAATACTTATTAACTATGGCACAACCAATTTTAGGAATCAAAGGAACAGCGGAATACGTCAAAGCTACAGGAGAAGGTACACCAGAGTCTCCTTACATTCCCGTTGTTCAGGTAGAAGGTGGTGGTACAGGGGGAGGCGGAACTACTACTGTGGACTTTGGCACTAAAATCACTGATTCCACTATGCCCGCAGGTGGTGTAGGTAATCTAGGGTGGCTATCTGCTATTTGGAGAACAATTACCGACAGATTGCCTTCACTGATAAACAACAGATTACCAGTAGACGTAACAAATCAAATTAGCTTTGGCACTCAAATTACTGATGCAACCATGCCCACGGGTGGGGGAGGTATCCTGGGGTGGCTATCTGCTATTTTTAAGACACTAAGCAACGAAACTGGATTTGTCAGTACAGCAACCATTCAAAGAACGTCAGGGAATACATCTTATCAACTCAATGATGTATATGGCTCAATAGTCCAATTGTCAAATATTGGACCTAGTGGGGGTAGTATTTTTATTAATAATATAAAAATCATGTTTAACACTTCCACGCCTCCCACTGGAATGACTAGCCTTGTAATTTATTTATACAGTGCTTCACCCCCATCTGCGATCGCTGACAATTCCCTTTTTAATGGCGCATCTGTTGATAGAAATTTTCACTTAACTGAAGATGGAATTACTTTACCAATTGTGACGATGAGAGGTAGTGGTAGTTTTTTTGCCATGGCATCAAACATCAACAGGCAGGTTAAATTAGCCACAGGTAGCACTTCTTTGTGGGCGTACTTAGTAACTTCAACTTCATTTGCACACACAGACAACATAGAGACAGGTACAATCACTATAAATTCTTTTGTGGCATAACATGAGACGTTTTACTAAAACGGTGGTGTTGGGTAGGAAAAGCTATTTTCCTCTTGAACCAATTTCTGATTTTATAGCAGCCCGTAGTTACAATTATGGGAGCGTGACAGACATACTAACAACTCCATCAGGTACTTATTTGGGTGGTTTTGCTGGAGGAGTATTGTTACCTGATGGTAGAGTATTCTGTGTTCCTAATGATTCTACTACAGCTAGAATATACAATCCAATTACAGATACTTTAACAACTCCGTCAGGTACTTATCCGGGTGTTAGTAGTTTTTATGGAGGAGTATTGTTACCTGATGGTAGAGTATTCTGTATTCCTCATTATTCTACTACAGCTAGAATATACAATCCAATTACAGATACTGTAACAACTCCATCAGGTACTTATCCGGGTGTTTTTGTTGGAGGATTATTGTTACCTGATGGTAGAGTATTCTGTGTTCCTTTTAACTCTCCTACAGCTAGAATATACAATCCAATTACAGATACTTTAACAACTCCATCAGGTACTTATTCGGGTGGTTTTGCTGGAGGAGTATTGTTACCTGATGGTAGAGTATTCTGTGTTCCTTCTAATTCTCCTACAGCTATAATATACAATCCAATTACAGATATTTTAACAACTCCGTCAGGTACTTATTCGGGTGTTTTTGTTGGAGGATTATTGTTACCTGATGGTAGAGTATTCTGTGTTCCTTTTAACTCTCCTACAGCTAGAATATACAATCCAATTACAGATACTTTAACAACTCCATCAGGTACTTATTCGGGTGGTTTTGCTGGAGGAGTATTGTTACCTGATGGTAGAGTATTCTGTGTTCCTTTTAACTCTCCTACAGCTAGAATATACAATCCAATTACAGATACTTTAACAACTCCATCAGGTACTTATTCGGGTAGTTTTGCTGGAGGATTATTGTTACCTGATGGTAGAGTATTCTGTGTTCCTCGTAATTCTAATACAGCTAGAATATACGGACTTCCACTTAGCAATAATCTTCCTATAGGAAGAACTCACTCTGCTTTTGATAATAAATTGTAAAAAAAACCATGACAAAACAACAATGGCTACTTTCTCAAATTGTACAATTCCCTGAATTATCCGCCAGGGAATTAACCGGAAAATTGAATCAAAAAAAGTTAGTTCCCAATCCTAAACCACAGGAGCAAATACAAGTAACTCCTAAGTTGGAAGACATAATTAAGATTGGGATTGACAAAAACACAATAAATGTTGTTGAGACAAAAACTTACGAAAGATTTGTAGAATCAATCCAAAGCAAGTCAATGGATTTTGCATTAGCAAATCTTATGATTTTGAAAGAAGGTGAGTTAATTTCAGGAGAAATCTTTAATGCTATTGTTGCGCTACTGCAACGGACTGAACCCGATCCAACTTATCAACTTTTTGTAGAAACAAGTGATGCAGAATTAGCGGGATTTGATGTTGTTTGTGTCCATGAGATTGAGGAATTAAAAGCGGAATTATGACATTAATTTCTGAAAATCAATTATTAGATTCTGAGATTTTTATTGACTTAATTCAGGTCAAAACTTCAGAATTTGATATTAAGATTTGCAACTATGGGACGGTATCTTTTGGTGCTGTTCCTTACCAAGGATTTCCATGCCAACTAAGTAGTTTTAGTCGTTCAGGCGAGAGTGTAGAAGCGCGGGCTTCCTTGACCATTTCTGATATTTCTGGACTAGTGGGAAATATCATTGATAATTATTCAGTTATCAAAGCAGAAGTGGTTGTTAAACAGACTTTGCCGATGTTTTTGGATGGTCAACCCACAGCAGATGCTAGTCAGTTTTTCCCGTTGAATTTAGAGGTTAGTCAGTACACGGGTGAATATCAAAATCAATTTGTATTTACCCTTTCTCCTTATTCTTTAGAGAGAAAGAAGTTACCTGCTAGGACATACTCAAGAAGATGTCAGTATATTCTTGGAGACGATGATTGTCAAGCACCCAATAATAGAAGTTTTGATATTTCTGGCAACATAACAACTTTTGCTAATCGGGCTTGTCGCAAGGATTTAGACGCTTGTAAACAGTATCATGATAATACTTTAAGATTTGGTGGTTTTCCTTCAGTAAGTAGAATTAGAGGTTGAGCAATTACATTATTTAAAGGATTGATTTTATGGATACAATTGATGAATTGATGGTAATTTTGACGGGAGAAATTACGGAACTCAAGCAAGAAATATTAGAAAGTCTAAATATCTCATCATTGAATAAAAGACTCTTAATCCTTGAAAATCAAGCTGTTTCTGCATTGGATGAAGTAAAAAAAATAGCTGATTTTAAACAAGAGTTAAATTTGCTTTCAGTCAAAGAACAATTAAGTTTAGAGATAGAAGAACTCAAACTAGCTAATGGTCAATTATGCTTAG